GCCGGCGACAGCCACTTCGGCGGGTCGATCTGTGCCGACTCGACAGCCGACACGACTGACAGCGCGCGGTTCGCTGACTCGAGTTGTTCGCGGAGCTTGGCTGCCTCGTTGTTGGCTGAGTCACGTTCCCGGCGCAGCCGGATCATGTCAGCTTTCTCGAGCGCCTGCTGCTCTTGCTGTACTTCGTCACTGATCCCCATTGCGGTTCCTCCATCCAACGATTGATGACGATGAGATCTTCACGCCACGAGCTTCGAGTACGCGGGCGATGATTGAGGCAGAGATCGACTTGTCTTGCAGTACCTTCATAAACTCGTCAAAGTCTTTTTCCCCGAGTGTTTCCCGGATCTCATCGATCTTGCGGTACCGGTAGTGCGGAACCGATGCAATGTCTTTGCACTCTTTCATGAAGCTCATCAGCGGACCATCTCTTTCACTGTGCCCATCAGGGAATCGAATTCTCTGTCGTGTTCTCGGCGTGCGTGACGGATCATGTTGAGACAGCCGAGGTAGCCGATGGCGTCCCGCGTGTTGTCCGGTACCTCGAGGTTGTTGTCGAGTTCGTTCATCAGGCGGGACAGTTTCATGCAGATCATGAACAGAACCCCATCCTCCGCGGTCATTACGTCAGCGCCGTAGAGGGCGTTGAAGATGTTGACCGTGCGCTGGTAGTCCTCCAGCGGGTGGTTGTATGCCTTCTGGCGGTCGCCAGTGACTAGCTCGAAAGCCTCACGGATTATCTCCGCTCCGGCGCTTGACAGTTCCATGCTTCCCCTTTAGTAGTTGTTCGGTTTTTTCGATCAAACCCCAAAGGGAATCTTGATCGGCATGGCCTGGGTAGACCTTACGAAGAAACCCTGCGATTTGTCTTAGTTCCATTTTTGTGAACTGGTCGCCCATTGTCAAGCATTCCTCCAGAAGCATGGAACTCTAAGTGCTCGGAGAGGCGTCCGTCAACTTTGTCAACTTTGTCTTCAGTGCGCTGCTGGGACTTGTGCATGATGCGGAGCATGCCCATCACGACTTCATGATCCTTGGTGTTCTCTTTGCGGAACTTGTCGAGGAGGGCGACGATGACCGCGCCAACCGCTGTGACCACAGCAGCGACAACGATCGCCCACCCTCCGTCCATCACTCAGCTTCCTTGGACTTTTCTTCCAACCAATCGCGCACAGCCTTGGGCGTGTCATTACCGCATACGTACCGCAGATGCCAGGGCTCGCTCTGCACCTCCCAGGAAAATCCAAAGCGCTCCGCATTCTTGAGCATCCACTCGAGACGCTTACCGCTCGCATTGGCGATGTCGATAGCGATACCGAGGTTGTGGTTCGATGTGCCGGGGACAGCCATCGGAGCCATCCCCTTCTTCAAATACCATGCCTTGCCCTTGTAGATACGGGGCGTCTGCTTCATCAGCCTCTTGTTCGGCTTGTCCGTGTACCGCGCATAGAACCCGTACTCCTGGGTTTCGAGCGAACGGTAGGTGTCGGCTTGCGACGTAGGGGCAAGGTCAATGCCTTCAGCATTAGCGGCAGCATCCATAGCTTCGTAGGCGTCAGCCGCACAATGGTGCAGACGGCCCTTGCCTTCAATACCGCGCAACAGATCAGCAGGTATTTCACCTGGCTTGACATTTTTGAGGTGGTCACAGAGTTTGACCTTGACGACTGGGTACTTGGACATGGTTACTTCTTGAACGCTTCAGCGATTTCTTCCTTCGTCAACTCGCCATCCGTTGAGGCGGCAGCAAGCTTCTGCAACACCCCGGCAACAGCCATGAAGCCTGCGATCAGGGCAGACTTGGCGACCGACACGCCGATCACCGCACCACCAGTGATGGCGGGCAGGGCCGAGGCGATGAACAGGGAGAACAAACGCTGTCCCAGGTCAAGGAACTTGGCGGTCACCTTATTGGCTGCTTCCATGAATGTCATTAGTCCTTCTCCCCTGTAGTAACGGTCAGTACAGAATGTATCACCAGGGCCACACCAGTGAGCAGGAGCGCCTGTCGCAGGGTTGGGCCGGAAAGTGTGATGAGGACTAGCCCTACCCCAGCGAGCGTCCATGTTTGTTCCTTGATGTAATTCCACATGGTGAGCCTCAGGTTACTTCATGCGTCGGGATACAGGGACGGGGGCTGGCATAAGGAAAACGACCGCTGTAGCGGCCACAATGGTGCGGCGTTCCGCGACGCTGATCGTGGACCCGACGGGCACATAGTCGTCGTACTCCCCCGAATAAATGTCCACGGTCGCCTCAAACTGTTGGCGTTCTTCGATTGGCGCATCGGCAGCCGGTGGCGCTACAGTGTCGATCACCGTTGACGCGACGGTGGTTTCAGTCGTCGTCTCTGGGGAACCAACATCCAACCGTGGGGGAGCCTCAGGGACGGCGGCTGTAACATTCGCCGGTGCACTGGTTTCTACGGTTGTGGCTGGCAACAGGGGTTCTGTTGTCGTTGTTGTTCGCGGCGGTGGGCGCAGTGTTGTGGTGGTTGTTTCGGGAAGAACCGTTGTCGTCGTCTCAGGGACCGTCGTTGTTGGCTCGGGAACGGTCGTTGATGGTTCAGTCGTTGTTGGCGCTGGAGGCGGAGGCGGCGGGGGAGGCGGTGGAGCCTGAGTCGTTGTCGTCGTTGAAGAAGAAGTTGTCGTAGTTTCGGGAAGGGTTGTAGTAACCCTTTCTTCCACCGTTGTAGTCGTTGGCTCCTGAGTGGTTGTTGTCTCGGGAACAGTCGTCGTTGTCGTTACTGCAACATTGTTTTGCGTGAACGCTTCGGGAGGAACGATTGTCCATTCGGCGTCGTCGAGCTTCCATGCCAGCATAAAGCAAGTAGCGCCACCGTTCTCGTAAAACCATGCGTCAACAGGATAGACGCCAGCATCCAAAGATTCGCCCATCCACTCAGTCCAGAAGCATCCCTGGTCCTGCCAGTTACCGAACGTCTCGTCACCGATACTGACCACGCCACCGTCATCGGAGGCAACCATCATCTCCAACGTCTCATGCTCAGGTATCTCAATGAACCCGGTGTAGTGGATCATGAACTGATCCCAGCCACATTCCCCGAACAGGTTTTGTTCGTAGTCAAACGTGACGTTGATGAACGGCACAACGTCTTCACCGCACTGCTCATAAGCAGTATCGGATTGTTCGGGTGGTGCCTCGGTGATCGTGTAGCCGACAGCCGTTAGGCCGGGCTGTGGTTCAGATGCTTGTGCCGGGGCGAACCAAGCAAGGGAAGCGGCAGGAAGCCATATGATCCAGGCGAAGCGTGGCCTACGCGCCATTGCCGTGCTGGTTGGGGAGGAATGAAAACCAGCCAGTAGCAATTGTCTTGCTCTGTGTTGGCGACGTTACTCCCCTATGCAAATACATCCAGTCGGACGGCCAGATAACAGTCAATCCCTTTTCTGGGGAAACAGAAAGACCCAGGTACTCCCACTCTGTTTGGCCACCGTCTGTCACGTCATCAAGATAAGTCATAAAGACGAGCAGCCTACCCGATGCCCCAATCTCGCCGCGTTCGCAGTGCCAAGTAAGGAAGCCACCACCAGGTTCGTAGTGCTGGATATTGAAGCGCTCAACCACACCCCAGTAATCAAGATTGTTATCAAGCGCTGGGTAACGCTCCTTGTACCTGTCCAGCCCGGAGAGAAGTTCTGCTGAGTACGAGGCTATGCGTAAATCTGGATTGTTCAGATTTGTCGCAACGTCAATTGACTTCTTGGACGTTTCATCAACAACTGGTATGCCGCCACCATAAGTTCTGACACCAGGTGATTTATGGGGAGACTCGTCGTAGAAGTTTCGCAGGCCGTCGCAGACCTGGTGACTCACTCTGAATGAGTGGACAAACGGGATTCTGTTTGCAAGAAGGTCATCTTGGGAGTACATGCAGTTGTTTATTCAACTGGACGAACCCAAGAAACACTCTCTTCATCCCAGAAATAAAGCGTCATTCCGGTTTCATCCGGGTATGGAACTGGGGCTTCCCATCTGCAGGTATCTTCATTCAAAACCCACGAGTTATGCGGCTTGGGCGGAATGAATGCGTCTCGCGCCTCATCATAGGTATAGCCAATACCGGCGTAGTTCTTTCTAATCCTGTTGTTGTACGAAGTACGCAGGCAACGCTGGTTGCGCTTGGAGCCGTAGTAGGCCTCCCAGTCGGAGATGCCAGCAACAACCTCATCCTCGTTGCGACCAGTGATCACCTCAGTAACAACATTGTTTTCGTCAAGGAATGCGTAATGAGCCATTACACGACCACCGTTCCGGTGCCAGCGGTGAACGAGTAGATCTTGTAACCGCTGACGCTTGTTGACTTGGTATAGGTGAGACCAGCGTCAATGCTGGTGAAGTCTCGGTAGTAGTCCGCATAACGAATGATGACGATTCCAGAACCACCGGTGCCGCCTGCGCCACCACCACCGCCTCCGGTGTTTGCCGTACCTGCGCCTCCAGCGGCTCCGCCGCCACCAGAACCAGCAGCGCCGTTGCCGTTATTGGTGCCAGCACCACCACCGCCACCGCCGCGCGTGACGCTTGATCCGGTAATCGAGTTGGCTAAGCCAGCGCCACCAGCGCCTCCGGTGCCTCCCGACGCAGCACCGCCGCCACCGCCAGAACCACCGCCGCCACCACCGGCGGGGTAGTTGAAGTTGGTTGATCCAGCGCCACCGTTATATCCCTGATTGGCCGTTCCAGATCCACCAGCACCCTGTCCGTTCTGTCCACCGGAACCACCACCACCAGCACCGCCAGTTTGTCCGGCACCCGCCTGATAGTCACCACCATCACCACCACCGGTTGATGTGATGGTGTCGCACACGCTATCCGTTCCCTTGGTGGTAACAGCGCCGCCACCACCAACCGTTACCGTGAATGAACCAGTCAGTCTCAGTTTCGCCCCAGCGGGACCGCCTCCACCAGAACCAGAAAAGGAACTGCGCTGTCCACCAGCGCCACCAGCACCACCGACGAGGCCGTTTCCACCTCCGCCACCACCAGCGATTACTAGGTAATCAACCTCGACCATCGTGTATGGCTCTGCTGGAGCGGCGCGTTTTGTCCATTGACTAACCGCAACTCCAGATCGTACGCGCTCACCAAAACGCATTATGAGATCCTGTTGACGTATCCGCCGATCATCACGACATTCGCTGATGCCGCAAATGCCCGAATCGTACGGGCTGAACTTCCGTCGCCCGTCATAAGGAGCCCAGGGATAACAAGAATCAAGCCAGACTCCGCAGTGATTGTCTGCTCGATGAGATCATCTGGGGCAGTGGTGCCACCAAACTCAATCGTCAATTTGCGGTCAGTCGTATCGGAGTTGACCGCGTAAAGCCAAACTTCGTCAATGATGCTTGACGATGTTCCAGTTGCGTGAATCGTCGTTCCAGCCGTAGCAGTAGCCGCAACTTTGATAAGGCGGCCACCGGTTGAGCCGCTCAGAAGAACTTTGCTGAATGATGCCATGTCGCTCCTATATTATCCGAAGACTTGTGTTGCGAGGATGAACTGATCGTCGTGGGCAGTGCCAGTGGCAATCTTCGCCGCAGTCACAGCACCGTCGGCAATCTTCGCCGTGGCGACAGCGCTATCGGCAATGTTCGCTTCAGCGATGGTGCCCCACGATGGATCGGTTCCATCTGACTTTAGAACGGTATTGGCTGAACCAACAGCCAGACGCGCAAAATCAGGACCACTTCCCATCGTGAGCAGGTCGCCACGGGTGGTGAGGGTGGACGCAAGCTTGTTCGCCTCATCCGCATCATCCGCGGAGAACACCGGGTAGATCGTTGCGCCCGACGAGTGCGACTGTGCCGACGTGTCATCCTGCGCACGGGTCAACGTCAGCGTTGAGCCGGAGATCGTGGCAAGACACTTTTCCTCAGACGCAGTACCGGGGCTGATGACAACATAAAACGGGACAGCAGCCGTTGAAGGCCATCCCGTTGTGGCAGCAATCGTGATCGACGTGTCACCCGTGCCGAGGGCGTTCGTGATCGTCGTCTGGGCTGCTGCACCCTTGTACTGTCGGCGTGTTACTGCTGGCATGTCAGCCTCCTAGCGTACACTACGCATCACCACAATAGCCGTCCCCTCATGGTCGTTGCGTTTGTGGACGTTCGCTATACGTTGAATCTGCATCTGGACGTTCTCCACCACTACCGAGAAGGTTTCCTCGTTTTCCTGGTAGGAGATGACCCGCGGGTTTTCCACCAGGTCACGGAGCAGCCGCAGTTCGCCGTCAACGTCCTGGAAGTATTCCCGCCCGTTGACCGACAGCTTGTGGTGCATGATGATCGGGACCGAGAAGATTTGGGAGCGGAGAGGGGCTGCGTAGGCGCGGGCCATCCAACGGGTCAGGGTCGGCCCGGTCGTGTTGCCTGCGGCACGGGTCAGGGTCACCTTGACCTCGGCCTCAAAAATCTTGTCTTCCAACCCGTCCAGGGTTTTCTCTTTGATCCCTGGCGTGTCGATGGTGGTGAAGTCGTGAAAGTTGCCGTTGTCTGAGGCGATGGACACGGTGACCGAGCCGACGAGCGGCAGGCAGCGGATATCTAACTTGGGAATAAATTTCGCGTCTGGGACACCCCAACGGTAAATACCTGAGCGCAGGAACCCTGAGGTGACCAGGTTCGTTGCATGAGGGGTGAACACCCCGACCCCTGCCACCGTGAACAGGGGTTCGTTGTTGAACTCGTGGATCGCCACCACCGTCCCCTGAGCGGTCGCCATCAAGTCGGAGGCATAGGCGGGCTGGTTCGGGGAGATGAACACCGAAATGTCCATGCGTCCAATACCGGTGGAGGTGGAGTCAAAGTTGGACCAGGCGAAGTAAACGTATTTGCCGATGCCTGCCATCGCCCCGACAGTTGCCCCTGTTTCGACGAGCGGTCCGATAACCAGGTTGCCTTCGCTGTCGGAGGAACAGAAACGGAAACCTGTGGTGGTGCCGATGATGATGAAGCCGAGGTAGCCGTACAAGGAGTTGACGATCTCACCCTGTGGGAGTTCCGCGGCAACCAGCGGGACATCCAGCCCCGAGCCGTCGGTCTTGATGCCGATCTTGTAGATGAGGCTGACGTTGCCTGCGTACCCTGCCGCGTAGATGTGGGTTTGCCCGCCAGCGAAACCAACCCAGTTGAACTGCGTGTTCGGATGCGTGAACAACGCAGACGGGTTGTTCGCTGACGATCCCGGCGTCGTGGTGATGTTCCAAATCTTCTGCTTGTCCGCACCCTGCCCAGCAACCATGAGACGGCCCTTGACATACGACATATACCCAGCCTCAATGCCAGTGATGTATACGGATGAGGCTGTGGTGCCCGCGTTGGTTTGGTCAATGTCACCGTTGGCGTACGAATAGAAGACGTTGTAGCCGTCCGAGGTGATGCTGTAAATGTCGGATGCCGCAGTCCCAGTAACAGTGGTGACCGAAGTGAAGTCGGTGGTGTACTTGACGTTCTGCCCGTCAGTCCCGTACAGGCGGGTGCCTGCGGTCGTGGCGTACAGGTTGGTGCCTGTGGTCGGGTACACGTTCGTCGTGTCCCGCAACAACGACAGACGACCCTTCGTCCAAACATCCACACCCTTGCTTGTGTAGAAACGGTACGCCTCAGCGTCAGCGGTATCCGAATACTGCTGGCCTGCACCGTAATGCCACGATGACTGAGAGCGACGCCACAACCCTTGCGGGTTCAACGCACCCTCACCAGGTTCCGCGGACTGGTCAACCGAGTCACGGACACGGGCATCAAACTGGCGGGTGAACTGATTAGAAGCAGTGTCAATCAGGTAGGGGCGACCGTTGATCGCAATAGGGAAAACGTCAGGAACAAGCTGGGTTGCACCTGTCCCGGTGTAGAACGATGTGGCGGGTCTGAACGCGTCAACGAAACGCGTGAGCGCAGCCATCGGCTACTTCCTGAACTTGATCGGATACTGCGCCTTCAAACGCCCAGCCTCAGCGATGATTCGTTCACGGCGCAAACGCTGAATGTTGGTGATTGAGTCACGCACAGCCCCAGGCGGAACCTCATCGGGGCGACGCGTATCACCCTGTGCCTCAATGAAGTTGCGCTTGATCTCGCGTCCAGCCATCATGCGCAGAATGACACCCATCTCGATGATGTCGTCGCAGGTAGCGGGCAGGAAGCAGTCGGTGGTGAGGTCGGATGCCTCGGTGGTGGCGCGGGTGAATGGTGCCTTGTAGCGGACACGCAACGTCCCAGCCATCACCGGCTCATCCAACACCAACGTGTTCCCTGACGGGAAGTCGGTGGTCGGCAAACCCGTTTGCAACCGTGCCGAATGGATCACCGGGTAATCGTCTGACAGGTAGCGGAGACGTACATCCAACAGTTCCAGGATCGTGCCCGATGACGTGATGTTGATCTGGCGGTCCGACCCGTTGTAGGTGAGATCGGTGGTGACGACACGGAACAGGCCGTTCGCGGTGGATGACAGGTCGTCGATGTCGGCGTTCACGCTGTCCAACATCTGTTGGCGCGGGAACCGCGGGTTCAGCGTGAGGACTGCACCCGAGCTGTGGGATGCCGCAGTCGTGCCCGCATAACCGCGCTCGACCGTAAGCGTCTTCGTTGAAGGCTGCGCATCCCAAACGTAGAGCAGTTCCGATCCCAGTTCAAATACAGAACCAGTACGGAACCCGCCAATATCGTAAGTGCATACAACAGCGGTGTCATCGCTGTCGATGCTCGTCGCCAATTTGTTGCGTTCTTCAACGACCCCTGCCAACATCTGACGCGACGCCCGATTGAGGATCGTCGCAACCGTAGTCATTTAGCCTGCGTAACTCCCGTATGCTGCTTTGACAGCCTTCTTTGCCCGCTTGTTGGGCTTAGACTTTTTGGCGGTCATCGACTTGGACGACTTGACCTTCTTGCCTCCACGCATCGGCATGTTGGGGTCACCGGCTTTCATCTTGGGCATCGGCATACAAACTCCTTTGTTGGGTGAACCTTACCACTTTACCTTGTCCGCCCAATAAGCAGCAGACATTTTGCCTTTGGCAATATTGGCTCGGTGACGGGCCTTGAAAGCCTTGTTGCGGGCGGTGCCCTCAGGGGAACCTTTGACACCCTTCTGACCGAAACGGATCAGCTTCACCTCGCTGCCCGACTTGGCGAGAACAGCATGGGATTTCTTCGGATGGTTCGGGGTTGCCTTCGGCTTGTTGTAGCCGGAGAACCGTTCGCCGCGATACTCGATGCTCACTGGCGGGACGCCCACGCGTTATCAACCAGGTTCGGGTACTTGCGTCCTGCGGACGCGGCACGCTTCTTTGCCATGCCCTTTTGTTTCGGGGTCAAAGACTTGGATTTCTTGACGGGATTCTTCTTGTCCCAGAAAGCTTTCTTGTTCATAGCGCCTCTTTCAAAACGTAGCCTGCGTCCCACAATACCTGAAACACGCCCTCATTCACGGTATAGGTCTGACCTGGAACGAACCTGTAGGTGGTGGAGTTGATGGATGAGGTGACGGGTCGGTTGACCTGCATCTGCATCTCAATGTGGATCGGCACAAACTGTTCATCCTTCAACAGCTTCCCTGCTGGTACTGCGTCCACTAGGGCGGCGGACGCTTTGTCCCAAGAGAACTCGTCCACGATCTTCGCGGCGTTCTCCGCAGCTTTGACCCGGTGGGCGACCAGCCTGTCGTGGTGGTCAATGATCGCGGCACGAATATCGGCAGGATCAGCCTGGTCCCATTTGCCGGGGCCACCCGACGGGACGGCACGGTGCGGTACGACCGCGGTAGCAAGATGAGCGAACTCGGCCTGCCCTGAGGTGGCGGTGACGATGGTGGGTACCCCACAGGCAATTGCTTGGGCGGGCATCAGCCCGAACCCTTCCCCTCGGGCTGGGGCAACCCACACGTCGGCGAGGTTGAACCATTCGACCTGTTCGTCGAGGGTCATCCATTCACGGTGGAAAATCGTGTTAGGTATGCCTGACAGGTCGCCGTGGTCGCGGGCGTGCGGGGCAAGTTTGATGTGAAGCTCATGCTCAAACGGCAGATGCTTACACGCCTCGATCACCAGGTCCAGCCCTTTGCGTTTCCACAGTGAACCGCCCGCATGGATGCGGAACTTCGGGTTTTCGGGGCGGGCAATCTTGCGCCATATCTTGCCGTCCACGCCGAGCGGGACACGGTTGACGTTCCGGTGGTAGCGGGAAAACAGTTCGACGTTGTGGTGGCAGGGGACAAGAACCTGGTCATACTGCTTCAGCCACGGGATGAAACGCGGGTGCATTTCGTCGGTTTCCCACATGGTGAAGTTCACTTTGTGGACGCCCTCGTAGAAGCCTTTGATAACGAACGGGACACCCATGTGCACGGCAACCGAGGCGCGGTCTGACAGGCGAACACCTTTGGGTACGTTGTTCAGGAATCCGTTGACCATCGCCCCGTAGCCGAACCTGCCGTCGGTGATCCCGAACCAGTGCTGATAGTTCACTTCAGCCTCTCCCTCAGCGCTGTCGTGGAAATGCTGGCCGTGTACGGGACGTAGACGACGTGCATGTTGTGGCGCACCAGCCACTCGTCCGTGAACCCCATTTGCTGGTTGTAGTCTTTGTCTTTCCAGTCAGACCCAATCACGATCAGGGTCGGCATGACCGACAGGATTGCGGCTTTGCTGTCTGCTCCACCCCAGTTGACGATCACCTCATCGACGTAACGACAGGCTTGGACGACAGCCATGCGTTCCTCCAGCGAGCAGACGGGCGGCTGTTTGTAGGAGGCAACAAAGTTGTCGGTGTTGAGGGCGACGGTGACTTTGCCGCCGTTGGCGATCTCTCGGCATTGACGCAGCAGGTTGACGTGCCCGTAGTGGAACAGGTCAAACGTGCCGCCTGTGTACACGTTGAACCCTGGCTTTACTCTCCAGGCTCCCGAGTGAAAGATTTCGTTCATACGTTGTTGTAGTTCCAATGCAGGGCGGATGTGAGCGCGAACTCCTGCTCGGGTCTCGCCAGATAGAACAGTGACGACAGGTATTCGTACATGGATTTCTCAAAGTGCGGGAAGAACGTTTGGTTCTCGCGGCCCACACGGATGTACGACTGCGGCATGACAGTGATCGACTGGCAGCCCAAGCCTGCCCATGCCAGCACGTTACGGGTGTCCAGTGAACGCACCCCAGCGTGGAGGTCCATGACGTCTCGACGCCACACGTTCATCGTGCACAGGGTGGAGGCGACGATAAACGACTTGTCAGCCAGCTTGTCCAACAGGACTGCGATGTCGCCGTCAAACCCGAACGGTGCCTCCCCGTGGCGTTCACCAACATGGATGATGCGGTCCTGCCCGTTGATCTCATTCAGTGTTGCCTGCACTGCGCCGGGGAGCATGATGTCGTCGTCACCGAACACCCAGATGTAATCGGCTTCGCCGTGCAAGATGCCGAGTAGACAGTTGGCGTCAGCGCCGACGTTCAGATAGTTCCACAGGTAACGCACCTGCGGGTATTCCTCGCAGATGCCGTACGCAGACTGCTCGGGGTCGTTGTCGGAAACGTACAGTTCTACGTCTGGGGTGAGTTGCGGGACGATGGATTCCAGACAGGCGGCGAGTTCGTGTCGTCGGTATGTCGGAATGTAGATGGTGAGTTTCATCAGTCAACAGTCTTTTCGATTCTGGCGGACCCGTCAATCTTTTCGGGCTGACCACCAGTTTTCCTTATCCGCTTGTACGCGTCAAGGTCACGATCCAACTGGCGTTCTTTAGCGTTGAGCCGCGACACCTCGCCGCGGCGCGTCGGTGTTGCCGCGCCAGCGATACGGAAATGCGAAATCCTGCAAGCGAAGCAGCCTTCGACATCCAGGTTCGGATGAGTCTCTCTGTGTTTCATGGTTCCCCTAACTGATATACGCGCCGTACCCCGCAGCGGTCAGCTCTGCCACCTCAGCGTCGCTAACAATGTTATTGGACCCGCCGAAATAGGTGCGGGCGATCAGAGTGTTGTCGTTCGGTTCGTTCTCAGTAATGGTGCCGTCCACCAGTTTGAACACGTTACGGCCCCGAGGATCGTTCCCGTAATGCCGGAAGAGACCGAACGCCAGCCGTTCCTCAACCGATGCGTCTGGTTCGGGCGGGAGGGCGAGGGGAACGAAGTCGTCGGTGGGTGGGCGAAAGATGCTCATGTGATGTAATCACCATACCCTGCTGCGACGAGTTCGTTTTTCTCGGCTTGGGTCACAAAGTTTTTGGTGCCGCCCCAATACACCTTCACCACACGGTCATACTCGCGTTGTTCGACTTCGGTGAATGTGCCGTCGGTGAGCTTGTACACGTTGACACCTGACAGTGGTGCTTCGGCGTAACGGAACAGGCGGCCTGCAATGGACAGGTCGTTGCGGTCCGCTGCCCTGCCTGCGGTGGTCGGGGTGCGGAACAGCAGCAACTTCTTGGATGTGGCAACTTCTGTACTCAGTCCAGATGTTGACCCGGTACGGAACGCGACACGAACACCGACACACGCCTGCGTTCCCTGCCCTGACGCGGTGGCGGTACGGAACTTGGTCGCAAACGATGTTGTGGTCGCTTGACCACTACCAGTGGCAGACGCGGTGCGTGGGGCGATATGCAACTGGGTGACCGCAGACGTGCCTGCCCCTGTTGCGGCGGCGGTGCGGGCACGCGTAAATTCCTGGCTGGTGACTGAAGTACCGGTGCCGGAAGCGGTGGCGGTTCGTGGGATGATCCGCTCCCATGTAGCCGTGCTGGTTCCGGTGCCGGTGCCCGTCGCAGTGAACGCACGCACTGTGAGATCAAGTGCGAGCGACGTGCCGACACCTGAAGCGCTGGCAGTGCGTGGCGCAATATGCAGCCCAGTCGCACCCTGACCTGTCGTGCCCTGACCTGACGCGGTAGCGGTTCTGCCGACGACACGCTCACCATCAGCAACCTGCGTGCCCGTGCCAGTCGCAGTAGCAGTGCGCAGTGTGACGACAAGCCGTGTCGCCGCCTGCGTTCCCGTGCCTGTGGCGGTTGCTGTGCGCGGAACAATGTGCAGCTCAGACGTAGACGACGAGCCTGTACCTGACGCGCTGGCTGTCCGCTCGACGGGGACCAGACCGCGGTAAAAGCCCTGCGTTGTAGCGAACGGGGACGCAAAGTAGATGACCTTGCGTGGGGCGTAGTTCGGTACCTCTTCAAACTCCCTGAAACCAGGGGTGTCGGTGAACCCGAACGTGAAGTCGGTGACGCCAGTAGCCATCAGGCTACGTCACCTCAATCGAGGCTGAGGGTGAGAGCGGTGATCTGGAAAGTGTCGCCAGCAGTAACAGCAGCCGAAGAAGACAGCGAACCAGTCCACAGACAATTGCCTGCGCTTGCGTTGTCCCACAAAGAAAAATGCGTGTACGTTTCCGTGGTGGACACGTTCGTCCACTCAATCGTCGCAGACGCCTGCAACGAGCCTGACGCGGCAGAGTTCCACGTCACTTCCTCACGGGTCGTCTCCGTTGCGGCGTTGGAAGTGCCGTCCTCACCGGGGTCACCCGTGTGCAGTTTGACGTACACGTTGCTGACAGAGAACGACTGCGCCCGCAGAGTGTCAAGGAACTTGTTTTCTGCGTAGTTAGAAATTGACATCAGTTACCTCGCGGAAGATCGTAGCATGAGAAAGGGGACTGGGCGAGGGGATGCGCCCAGTCCCCCACTCTCATTTGGCTGAACTAGTTAGTTCAGGCGCCGATGCTCGACGCGCTCTCAATGCGACGCAGCGAAGCCTCACGGAATCGTGCGTAGCCACCGAGCCAGTACCAGCCGACCGGCTGGAAGCGCTGGAGGACGTCCACCACCGGGCCACGGACGACACGCGGGAACGCGCCGTTTCCGTCCACGATGCTGTGCGCCTTCGCAAGAGCCTGACGGCCCATGATGTGCGTGCAGTACACGTCCACCGTTGCCGACGAACCCGTCGAGGAACCCGATCCATCCGAGGCGTCCGCGAAGATCTTCGCACGCGGCGTCTCAATGAAACGCACGCCTTCGAAGGCTCCGACTTCACCGTTGTAGATGTTCGCCGTGTCAACGTACACGTGCGGGTCACGCCACGAAGCAACACCCGTCTCACGACGGAGGTCGTACGAAACATCCGGGTGGATGTAGCCCATGTACATGCCGTTGAACGACACAGCGTTGGCTTTGCGGAGCGCTGCGACCGTCTTGCGGACATCGTTGGCCTTGATGATGTCATCCGAACCGACCGTTGCACGGCTCGACGGAAGGCTTGCGCCACCCGAACCGTAGACGACGTGGGTGCCACCAGCAAGGACGTCGCGGATCACGCCGTCGATGGAGATACCGGCGTTGTAGCCAACGATGTTGGCGGCGGCGGCATCGACATCGAGGAACGAGGTTCCACGAAGCTTGGCGGTGGTGTTGACGGCGTTGCCGTACTCTTCCAGCGTCACCTCAACCTGGCTGTCGCCCATCACCACGGGGGTGACGTCGGTGTCCTCGGTGAGGGTGCTGGTCTTCTCGGCAAGATCGTTGAAGATCGTGAACTTCACCGACGAGCCGGGCATTGCCTGTGCGACCGGCATAACGTCCGCCGCCGCGTCGAACAAAAGTTCGCTGCGGAGTGCGAAATACGCAATCCGATCAAATGCAACCTGGTCTGTAAGCAGGTCGCTTGTCTGAGTCTTGGTCATTACCTGTTATTTCTTTCTCCCGACAGGCTCGGGAGCCTGCGGGCTAGAGGTTTTCTGCTTCTTGCCTTGCCTGAGCCAAAATCTGCATGACCTCGTCTTGATTGCGAGCCAGACTGAGTCGGGTGTTCCAGTCCGCTACGGGTTCGCTTGTCTCACCAGCGCGCTGTGCCTTGCTAACACGGCTCCAGGCTTCCTGCTCCTGCATGGTGCGGGTGTCCTGCTTCTGCGCCTGAATGAGATTTGCTTCCTCGGCGGCTGCCCGAATCGCTTCGGGAGTGAACTCTCCGTCGTACCCTTTTACGAAGTACTTGGCCATCGGGGAATCCATCGGGACTCCCGCCTTCACAAACGCGAACTCGCGCTTGATGGCTTCAGCTTCCGCAAGTGCCTGCTGGTTGGCCTTCAACTCTTTTTCAAGTTGACGCATCCGTGCACGCACCGGGTCTTTCGGTGCCTCGTCAGTCGTATCGTCATCAAAATCGTGGACGTTTGACATTGGCTCACTCCTTCTACCCACACCAGAGTGGAGGGTTCTGGTGGCTGTAATTGCACCCTTGTTACACGTTGAAGTCGGGGACTCTCCAACGGTTATCCCTAATGGGATAGTTACATATTAGGCACACCTAACAAGGGTCTGTCAATAACCCTACTGTGCGGTGCCGGCACCCGTTTCGACAACACCAGACGTTGCGCCGCTGGTGCGTGCAAACTGTCCACCACCTTGGAACTCGCCGACGCGAGTGGCTTGACGACGCTCGAGTGTGCGCAAAGCTTCAACGTCGAAACCGAAAGCCGCTCCGACCTTCTGCTCTTGGGTTAACGCCTCTTCGCTACCCATCTCTTGGTAGAGGCCTGCAAGCTGTCCGGCTCGCTCGAACACGCTCTGTGCCTGTTCCGGGGTGTAGCCACGGGCGATGAGATCTTCGGCGGTGCTGGACAGCAGCTGCATGCCGGCCTGTTCGCGGGCACGTGCCGACACCTGGGCCGCCTGGGCCTGACGTGTCAGTAGCGGTGCGGCGCGTTCTGGATCGATGAAGTAGGCCGCTAGTTCTGCTTCTCCCACGTTGTAGAGGCGCTGCATTTGGCGCTTGACTTCGGG